AGCAAACTATTAATAATAATAAAAATTAAGGGAATATAACATGGCAGAGAATACACAGAACGAGGGTGTCAAAAATTTTATGTCTGATATAAGATATAAACTTATGCTTCGGGCCCAAGCGGAATTAGAAATGACACAATCCGTTGTGGATGGAGACAATCCCTGGGGATGTACCGAAGCAGAATTAACTTCTTGGAAGGCTTACCGAAAGGCATGGTGTGACCTTGCAAGATCAGATTTATCTAGCGTATCTATCGTTATGCAAAATGACATGATGTTAGGTGGTATAGACATACCAGAAGTTCCAGATGGATGGGATTTTATTGTACGAGCAGAGGATGACTTACCTCCCGTATTAACTAGGACTAATATAGATGGCTATGATCCTGATACTGAAGTACAAGAGTCACAAACTCAAGATCAATCTGGCGTAGCTTAACACATAAGAGGAGAATTAAAAAATGGCCACACCTGCAGCAGTTGAATGGGCAATAGATAAAGGGTATGTTTTACATCTTTTATTGCATATAGCTAGATGTGAAATGAAAATCAGTAGGGCTTTCATTGCTGATGATAATCCCTGGAGCCTTAGTGAAACAGATGTCGCGAATTGGAAAGCATATCGGAAAGCATGGGTTGATATTGCTACCGGTCCTAAAAAGCATATTAATTTTACTGGTACGGGTGAAGATATAGTTGGAGTTGATCGGCCTGATAACCCCGAAGGATGGCTTATAATAATGAGACAAATAGGTGAAATTCCTCCTTTAGCATGTCGTGTTAGTGATTTGGACATTTATGATCCCACACTTCCTCCTGATCCAACAGCATATAGAAAAAAAGAATCTGTTGATTACGATGGCACTTGGCAAGTAGGAAATCAATTCATGAGAGAATCTAAAGACGATTAAATTATTTTATGAAAAATATTTTATATTATTACCACGATTCTTGTGGTATAGGTGATTTTTATCTGTTGTTCCCTTTATTTGATGCACTAAGAAGTAAATACAAAGATGATAATATTACCTTATTATCTACCAATTCAATAAAAAATATTGCATATAATAAAAAGTGGTTTGATAATTATATAAACACCTTTGAAACTGAATATCCGATAAATCGTTTTGATAGAGTTTATAATTGGGATATTCAAAAACACGGCATCACCTTATTCTATCCCCCAAAAAAACATTTCTGGGAAATTATTTCTGATAATTTAGATATTACATTAGATAGAGATAAATTTCCCGATATCTTCCGTTTAAATATAACTGATGAAGAAAAACATCTAGTAGATGAATTTTTAAATAATGATATCTACTTTTCTTCTGGAAGTTTCCAACCAGCTAAAGGGCCGACTATAGTTTTACATACGGGACATCCTTATAAGTTTCCTTATGGGAAAACTCCTAATTATGAATGGTGGCATGAGTTAACAACAAAATTACCTAATGCTAATTTTATTCAGGTCGGAACAAAAGAAGAACCACCTCAAGACAAACCTTCAAGAATAGTTCCAGATTTTCATGTTCAGGCCGAAAATTGTTTTGACTTAAGAGACATGATTAATATTAGACAAGTTGCATATTTGCTTGAATGTACAGACACATTTGTTGCTATCGATTCAATTGTTGCTCACGTATCATTACATTCAAATAAAAAAGGTATTGTGTTGTGGGGTAGTTCTAATCCTAAAACACATGGACATGAACATAATATAAATTTAGAAGCAATACGGCATTGTGGTCAACCGCCTTGTATTGATAAAGGAAGTTTCTATGTTCCAGATGATCTAAATCAAAGATGTTGTCTCTTGCCAGAAAATGCCAGAAAAGATGTTTGGCCTCTTGTAGATGAAGTAGTATACGAAATAAATTCAATATTATGAAAAACTTATATGTCGTAATGGGAGGATTGGGGAAGGCCGTACTTTGGACTTCTTTAATTCCTAGTCTTTGTAAAAAAGATGGAGTTGACAAAATCTCAGTAATGTCGCCATGGCCTTTCCTTTTTAATAAACACAATTTAATAGAGAATCATGAACCTCTTTATGATTTTAGATATTTCCCCCAATTAGAAATATATGATAAAATCATATATCATGAACCCTATCTATCAGATTATTTAAAAGAAAAAGATCAGCACATGCTTGATAATTGGGCAGATGCTTATGGTATAGAAAGAGTACCACCAAGACCAATATTAAATCCACCAGTCGGTGTACATTCCGGATTAAAGATAACAGGAAATGAGAGTTTTGAATTAAGTGAACAATTAGAAACCCCTTATTATATAATACAATTTACTGGTGGAATGGGGAGACAAGGTGAAAACCAGCTTTGTCCAAGAGATTATAGGCCAGATTTAGTAGAAAGATTAAATGCTAAAATAAAAAACAATTTTAATTTAGATTGTGTTTGTTTTAGATATGAACATGAACCTAGACCATCAGGCACTATAACATTTAGATCTAAAATGGAATCGGGGGTATTAGCAATCTTACCTTTAGTAGTAAAAGCAAAGTTTGTGATATGTATAGATTCCGCTCTAATGCACTTTGCCGCCTATGTAAAAGATAAACCCACAGTTGTTCTTTGGAATACAAACCAAACCACACCTAATAGAATTGGTTATGATTTTCAAGAAAATATTCTCTGTGATACTGAGTTGTGTATTGATACTCCGGCCAATGAAGTGTTTGATAAGATATTAGAAATTATAAAATGAAAAATTTATTTGTTGTCGTTGGTGGATTAGGAAAAAATATAATATGGACATCACTTATAGAACAATTAAATGTCAAATGTGGGGAAAATATTTCTGTGATGACACCGTGGCCTTTTGTGTTTTATAATAATAAAAATATAGATCACATAGAACCCCTAAGAGATTTTCCATTTAATGAACAACTAACAATATATGATGATATCATTTATCATGAACCATATTTTTCTGACTTCTTGAAATATAAAGATAAACATGTATTAGAAAGTTGGGCTCAAGCTTATGGAATCAAAAACGTTATAAATAAACCTTATTTGAATCATAATTTGGATATAGGCCAGGCGCATAAATATTTAAGTAGTGAGTTATTAAATGATTATTGTATTGTACAATTTTCAGGAGCACCCAATTATTATGATGCAAATTTTGGTGATAACAAAAACAATATAGGTAAACGAGATTATCGACCAGATTTGGCGGAAAAATTAGTTCATAAAATTAAAAATAATTTGAAATTAGATGTTATATGTTTACGGCGTGATGATCAATATAAACCTTCTGCAGCAATAACATATACATCAAAAGATGAAGAGGGGGTATTAGACATAATACCTTTGATAGATGGAGCCAAATTTATAGTATGTATAGATTCTGCTTTGATGCATTTAGCGGCCACGACTAACAATAACAAAGTTATTGTATTGTGGAATGAAACACAACAAAATCATAGGCGGATAGGATACAATTTTCAAACAAATATATCATGTAGTAATGATATATGTAATGATATTTCGCCCGATATAATTTTTGAGAAAATAGAAAACTTATGATTACAATACATGATCTTTCTGAAATATTTAAAACTTCTCATACAGCGAAAGATATTAATATTAAGTTTTTTGATGGTAATAATTGGTTAATTGAAATAGAAAATTTTTATGATGATGTAGAAGCTGTTCTTTCATACGCCCAATCTTGTAATTATACAGATCAGGGTAACGTAATACAGATGCAAAATATAATAAGATCTTTTGCACCTATTCCTAATATTGATGATTGTATGCTTGATTATGTTTCTACTCAAATAGGTAGAAGGGTTGTAAGGGAAACGGCAATGCCTCTTCCCCCCACTACTAATACATTAGATTCTTTGGGAGTGTTTTCTATAATAACACCTGAAATATTTGAAAAGTGTGAAAGAGAAACTAATAATTATGTTCCCCCACATCGTGACGATTTTGTAAATGGCCAAATTTATTTGTCTGGTGGATGTGGAACATCGTTTTATGAATACAAAGGAAAAGATTTAGAGGGTTTGTCTGATACTCCTAGTGGAAAATTTGAAGCTCCTGAGGATTATGAAAAGTATTTAGATGAACATTATAATGAAATCTGTCATGTAGATGGAAATCCCAATACTTTTATTATGTTCAATGGACAATTTCATCATGCAGTAGATTTTAAAAGACAATATAATAGAGATAGATATCGCATCATACAAAATATATTTTATGCTGATGTAACTACTGAATTTACTTATGATTTAATCCATGTAGTTGATGATATTGATGCCAAATTGAAGTATATAATTTTATACGAATTTTTAAATAACAATATCGTTTGGCGTACAGATGATCCTAAAATACAACAAGAATATGATATTGTAAAAACTATAATAGAGGGTAAACCTCAGGAAGCCACTTTGACACGGCCAACTACTTTACCATTTAAAACGTATACGAGATATTTGGAGAACAAATGAATTTTACAAAAAGATTTTCTATTGCACATCCTGAAAAGGACATGGAAAATTATCCTAATCATTTTTATTTGATTTTAAAAAATACTCCAAGTTCTATTTTGAATGAAATAGAAGACATATACTTTGGTAAAAATTTTTATTATACGTTTAGGAGACAACGAAAGTTTCTTGGCAATGCTATGGGGCAGGAAGCAACCGATGAACACATAGATAATCTTCTCCGAATACAAAAAGAACTTGGAGTTGAAGTTTCCCTTACAATAAATCAAACTGTTTGGCCAGATGAATTGATCTTAGATCAAACATTACAAGATGAGTTTGTAGAATGGGTTGGGGGATATTATGATAAAGGATTAAGAAGTTGTACTATCTCTTCCAAACATTTAATGAGGACTAGAAAGTTGCAACATCGATGTCCTAATATGAAATGGAAGAATACTGTAAATCATATAATATCTGATGGACAACAAGTAGCAGATACAATAGGAATTGGGTACGATACAATACTTCTTGATCGTTCATTAAATAGAAACATTAAAGAGTTGCGGCGCATAAATAAATTAGTACAAAGACAACCAAGACCAATAAAAACCTCTCTTCTTGTATCAGAAGGATGTTTATATAGATGTCCTTTTAAATTAGAACATGATATGGCATCAACAGTTATAGGTGCAAACTATTGGGGTGGTGACAATGCCCTTTCATCTCTTTCATGTAATAATTGGAAATCTGATGAAATGGACAAGCTACCAAGAAATGGTATTGACATGGTTACTACTGATAAAGAAATGTTGGATCAGTATTTGGATAAGAAGATGGGAGGAGTGGACATACTAAAAACTTCTGGTAGATTTGATGGTCGGTTATACAATACATATTCAGAGGAGGACATTAAAAATCAGAATGTAAAATTGATGAGACAGTTTGGCCCTTTAACTGCATCATCTTTTAGTAGTGTTTATGAAACAAATGCCATTCCTTTTGATCAATGGTTAGTACTTGTACCAACAAGAGAAGAAGCAAACTTAACAGTTGACAGATATCAAAAATATCATGATATACATTTACGGGATGAGATTTGGTTATCTGAAAAGGGTAAAAGATTGAATAGAATACTTTTAAATTGTAGATCACAATGTTATGATTGTCATGAATGTGAAAGGACATTTGGGATACCAGATTATGATAGTTCAATAAAAGAAACAGATGTAAAAGAAAGATTTAATAGGCTAACTTAGGAAAAAAATGAAACAATATTTTTACGAAAATATGGAAGCTGTTCCAATAGATTTGTGTGAACAATTAAAAAAGGATTTTGAGACTTTAGAATGGATGCCGGCTCTACTGAATAATCAAGTATATAATCAAAAAAGAAACTGTTTTATTAATGATACTGCAGTGAATGGGGAAAGTAAGGAGAGATCTACGGCGGCGACACCTGCGTTGCAAACTTTAAAAGTTATTATGAACACATATTTGAAATCGGTCAATAAAAGCATATATAAAGGCGTTGATACTCCTGATGATTTTGCTGATATACAAGTTATAAAATATTCTGCAGATGACGCGCCTGAGGGCACACAGCCACATTTTGATTGGCATACTGATGATGTGTGGACACAACCAACTCTAAATCTTATAAGAAAACTTACTCAAGTTGTTGTAATTAGTGACGGAGATAAAGATTTTGAAGGTGGTAAAGTAGAATTTGATCCCCTACATGGCGAACTTGAATATGATGGCCGTAAACAGGGATCAATGATAATGTTTCCGTCTTTTTTAAAACACCGTGTAAATTTTATAACAAGCGGAATTAGATATGCAGTTAATGGTTGGTCATACGGCCCCTCTTGGAGATAATTTGTGAATATATTAGGAATAGCGGGAGCTATTGGGTGGGATGGTAATTGGAGCATGATTAATGATGTGGATTATTGGGTTCACGGATCAGGCGCTACGTTATTTATTGATGGTGAATTAAAGAATGCATTATCTGAAGAACGACTGACAAGAATTAAATATGATGGCCGTTATCCTGAAAATGCAATAGAAAAAATTCTGACAGATAATGATTTAACAAATGAAGATGTTGATGTGGTAGCATACGTTTCGGGAGCGGTATTATTGTGTTATGCATTAAAATTACGTGGATATTTAACAACAAGATTAAAACAATTATTTCCCAATGCACGTATAATAACTGTTGATCATCATGTAGCTCACGCAGCAGCTTCTTTCTTAACATCAGAATTTGAAGAGGCTAATGTTTTTACATTTGATGGAGCCGGTGATTTTCATCCAGACCAACAATGGGATGCTCCTAAGTTAAATAATACTTCTTTCTATAATGCTTCACGTATAAAAGATAAAACACTTACTAATGTTCACAATACTTACATAAACGAAGCGGGAACAAATTCATTTGGGGGAGTCTATTCAGAATATTCTATAATGATATATGAGATGAAAGTCAATGGGGTGATTCCGTCTGAAGAGGATGTAGATCAAGTTACTGAAAATTATACTCAAATTATGAAAAAGGTATTGAATATACATTCATTCTCTGATTTTGTTGATATAACTAATTATAAAAGTAATATTGAAGATGATATATATGACAATCCAAAATTGCGAGAAACTTATCCAGGTAAAATTATGGGATTGTCGGCATACGGCAATCATGAAAATATAGATGCTCCAGATATCTATGAGTTGACTTTTGATGAGGATGATTTTCCTATTATTGAGGTTATCAAGGACACTAAAATACACATAATACAAAATAGTAAAGACTATTTACCAGAAGATTTGGCGGATTGGTTACAATATAATTTTGAAAAATATTTACTTTTATTATTAAAAAATATACCTAAAGAATTTAAAAAGGAAAAATTATGTCTTGGTGGAGGTTGTGCGTTAAATATATTGGCCAATTCTAAGATTATTTCTGAGGGTATATATGAAGATGTTCATGTGAATACTGCTCCCAATGATGACGGCTTAAGTTTCGGGGCAGCTGCATGGGCCGCCTCACAGATGGAAGAAGATTTAGTATTGCCTTTGAATCAAGGATGTTTAGGTGGTTCATATAGTGATGAATATATAAAAACTTGTTTAGAAAATTATAAGGAATAAAATGGAATTTTACGATAATGAATCAATGTTCGAATTAGGTTCAGAAATGACTGTCCGCGTTGAAATGATTAGTGGGGGTGATCCTCACGGTGGGGGTTTTCGAGAGGGGAAATATCCAGTTGTTATTATAGATAATGTATATAAAAACCCAGATAGAATATACGATTTTGTAAATACATTACCTATACCACTCGCAAACTGTAATTATGAAAAATATTATGGTAATAGAGTAACGATTGATAATTTTATAGGAAACGAGAATTTTTTAAATACATTAGCTATGTTATTATTACATAAATTAGAAATGACGGATATGATATCATACGACACAGCAATTAATAATAATCAGCTTTGTGTAAATGTTATTCACAATGATAAAGAACATGGCGTGACAGGGGAACAAAGAAAAGAATCTTATACTCCACATTCAGATCCTTCTCTTATTACTTCTATAATTTATTTAAATAAGGATGATGAATTAGAAACTAATGGTACGGGTATATACAGACACAGAAAATCTGATTTAGTTGGTTATCCTCAAGATGATTTACAGTCGGATTGGATAACTGATTGTGAGAAAAAAGGTGGATCTCCCATTGATAACTCAACAATGCAGATGAAAAAATCAGTACTAGAAAGTTCTGACATGAGCCCAAAGTATGATGAATGTATATTTGCAAATAATGCTGAGTGGGAATTGTTGTGGCAATCTACTGGTAAATATAATCAAATGGTATCTTATATGGGCGGAATGTTTCATTCAGCTTTGTTTGATATTAAAGAATTAATAGATATAAAAAGACTTTCTCAAGTTATATTTTGGAATTTTCACCCAGCAGAGATGCAACCTATGCGTGACAATCAGCCTGTCATTTCTCCACGAAATGTCATGGGAGAAACATTACCTCAAGTGAACTAATAATGAATTACACATATTACGAAGATTTTAATAAATTGTGTCAACTTATTGTTGAAGATTTATTGGAAAACAAAATAATCGGATGGTTTCAAGGTAAAAGTGAATTTGGTCCTAGAGCATTAGGAAATAGATCTATATTAGCAAATCCAATTATTAAAAATAATAAAGACTATATTAATGAAAGAGTAAAACATAGGGAAGGTTGGCGGCCTTACGCACCAATCATGTTAGAAGAATATATACACGATTGGTTTGATATTCCCAAAAACTCTTCACCATATATGTTGTTTAATGCTCAAATTTTGCCAGAGAAAGAAAGTCGAGTACCAGCAGTAATTCATGTAGACGGTTCAGCTAGAATACAAACTGTAACTGAAGAGTTAAATAAACCGATTTTTCAGTTATTGACCGAATGGAATACAAAAACTAATGTTCCCATATTATTAAATACATCATTTAATGTTGATGGTGAGCCCATAATAGAATCTCCTGAAAACGCACTAAAAACGTTTATGGGCACAAATATTGATACATTAGTTATGGGAAATTATATAATTACAAAGTGAGCCACAGATTTCTCTATGATATAAATAGTATAGTAACAACTATATAAAAAATACTATTCTAAAAGGAGAAAGATTGTGGCATTGACCCTCCAAAAACAAACTGTAAACATTGCATTAGATCAAGGTTGCACGTTTGAAAAAGTAATTACCGCACAAAATTCTGTTAGCCAGAATGTCACTATTTCTACAGGTACTTGTGCCGCTAAGATGCGTCAATCTTACTATTCATCAAATAATATTACTACTATAACTACCGCCGTTGCAGGATCAAATTGTACAATTTCTTTAACTGCGACACAGACTGCGGCCCTTTCCCCTGGAAATTATGTTTACGATGTTGAATATACACAATCAGGTGGTACAATAGTAGAACGATTGGCAGAAGGAATTATAACGATATCTGCGGAGGCAACGAAATGACACAACCAACTACTAGATCAACTTTTAAAGATTATTGTAAACGCAAACTTGGATGGCCAGTAGTAGAATTGAATATTGATGATGACCAAGTAGAAGACTGTATTGATGATTCACTTCAATTTTTCCAAGAATATCATTTTGATGCAACCGAAAACACATTTCTAAAACATCAAATATCAGGTTCGACACTTAAACTAGCTGGAGCCCCCACCGGAACTTTTACGGCCGGTGAAAAAATTACTGGTGGAACGAGTGAAGTACAAGCAACAGTTCATGAATATCATAGTGCAAATACTACATTAAGATATAAAAATCCAGAAGTTAAATCTGGTGGAGATGGTAATACATACTATGCAAATACTACCACTACCTTTTCTACTGGTGAAACTATTACAGGCGATTCTAGTTCAGCAACCGCAACAACTCATGCATCAACCGCTACAGCAATAGGTGACTTTGATAACAAATACATATCGATAGCCGAAGCAATTATTGGAGTTCGAAGAATTATTCCTTTCTATGATAATTCTAGATCTAGTTCTATGTTTTCCTCTAAGTATCAATTTGCACTAGCTGAAATGCACCAATTAGGAACAGGTGTTGTGAGTTATGAAATGGCACAAGAACATTTAATGTTACTTAATGAAATGTTCACAGGAACCCCAATGTTTAGATATAATCGCCATCAAGATAAATTATTTCTTGACATTTCATGGGGAGCAGATGCTGGTATAGATGATTGGATAATTGTTGAGTGTGATAAAATTATTGATCCGGCCACGTATGCCGATATTTGGAGTGATATGTTTCTTAAGAGATATAATACTGCATTAATGAAAAAACAATGGGGACAAAATCTTACCAAGTTTGAGGGTATGCAATTACCCGGTGGGGTAACGATGAATGGAAGACAGTTGTATGATGATGCTACTACAGAGTTAGAAACCATTCAAACAGAAATGTCACTACGGTACGAATTACCGGTAGATCATTTAATAGGATAATAAATGGCAACAAATCAGTATTTTAATCTTCATGGGACAAATACACCAGAACAAAGATTAATAGAAAATTTAAATATTGAAGCAATAAAGACTTTTGGAACAGATGTATATTATTGTCCCAGAACATTGAATGATGAAGACACATTGATGGGTGATGATAATACCTCATCTTATAATAGTGCTCATACAATTGAAATGTATATTAAATCAGTAGATGGATTTGAGGGAGAAGGTGATTTTATTTCGAAATTTGGACTACAAATAAAAGATCAAATTACCTTTACTGTTGCAAGACGCAGATGGGCAGAGTTGAATGTTCAAGGTGAAGGAAGGGCGGACGCACCAGCTGAAGGAGATTTGATTTATTTTCCTACTACTGAATCGTTATTCCAAGTAATGTTTGTAGAGGATGAGTCTGTATTTTATCAAACTGGTGGATTACAAGTTTATGATCTTCTATGTGAAATGTTCTTTTATTCAGATCAATCTCTTAATACCGGTATTGAAGTTATAGATGCAATTGAACGAGCACAATCTTATTCGATTGATTTTACAATGAATACGGGTAGTGGTAACTATACTGTTGGTGAGCAAGTTTATCAGGGGGCATCTCTCGCCGCTGCTACAGTCAAAGGAGAGGTATCTAGTTGGAATGCTACGGATAAATTATTAAATCTCATAAACATGACAGGAAATTTTTCTGGAACTGTAAATATTGTTGGTGACAGTTCTAGTGCGTCTTATTCTATTTCCTCTTTTGATGCTCAAACATCTGCTGCCGATACAGCAGCATCTGCAGACAATGCAGAAATAGAAGCCGCCGCTGATGCTATTATTGATTTCACCGAAGGTAATCCATTCGGGAGTCTATAATGTTAGGAACAACTTATTATCATGAAACTATTAGAAAATACGTAGCAGTTTTTGGAACTCTTTTCAATGATATAAACATTCAAAGGAGAAATTCTGCTGGTGTTATAACAGAACAGATCAAAGTTCCTATTGCATACGAGGCCAAAGATAAATTGATTCT